ATCATTAGGTAACAATAAAAAGCTCGGTGCAAGTGTATTAACCACCGTATTGGCGAATTTAGGCGACCCAAGCATTAAAGAGCTTGAGGATATCGTGCTTAAACATACCTCATGCGAACAAGATGGCAAACTATACCGCCTGTCTGAACGCTTTGATAGCCATTTTAACCAACACCGTGGGCATTTAATCCCAGTATTAAAAGAAGGGTTGATGTATCAATTTGCTGATTTTTTTATCGGTGGGGGCGGATTGCTGAGCAATATTCAAGCCAATCTAAAAGCGAAGAAATAAGCCAGTCAGACAGCAAAGTTGACTGGTTTATTTTTACGCCCATTGTAAAAAACTTTTGTTCACTACACGAATTAAGGTCGGTTTATTCGTTAGCCGACCTTTTATCTTTTCATGAAGTCATTGTTGAATTAAATCAAATGGAGCAACGCAATGCTACTCGATGAACTACTGATTAAAATCGGCATTGATGCGGATAGCCAAGCAATGCAACAGTTTGAGCGATTCCTCAATGCAATTGGCGACGGCACTGAAGACGCGGCAGAAAGTTTAGGTGCCTTTGGCCAAGCACTGGAAGAGGCAGTGAATGAGGCGACTGAACAAGTCAAGGATATGCCTGAGTTTAGAGAGTTTTTTGCATCGCTTGAAAAACTACAAGACGAAACAGAAAATCTTTCTGAAGATGAAGCCTTAGATGCGTGGGTGCAGAAACTCATCGAGGGGGATAAGCTCTTATCTGAGTTTGGTGAGAGCTTTCTTCAAAATACCGAACAGCTCTCGAAAGAGTTACAAGAAGCGGGATTAAGTGCGGAGCAGGTTGAGAAAGTTATTGGCAAACTCAAATCTGCGATTGAGCAAAAAACCGATGCTACCGAAAAAGACACAAAAGCCGTAGAAGATAACTCCAAAAGCACAGAAAATTTATCTGACAATATCATCGACTTGTGGGCGACCCAATATGGTGCAGTCGGATTATTGAATAAATTCGAATTGCTTGGCATTACCATCAATAAAACCACTCTTAAAGTTGCGGCATTTGGTGCAGCTTTCTATGCTGCCACAATCGGGGTGAAGAATTTTGTTGATGCTAATCTTGATGCGCTTGATGAAATTAAACAACTCTCGGCGGTTACTGGCGAATCAGCCGACCAAATTTACAACTTAGGTAAGGTCGCAGAGGTCAATGGCTCATCCGCACAGGCCGCCCAATCGTCTATTGAGGGATTATCTCGTGTTATAGGTGAGGCGGCAACGGGTATCGGTCGAGGGGCTAAATCATTTGAGCAATATGGACTAAGCGCCAAAAAAGCGAATGGGGATGTTAAAACCTCAAGCGAAATGCTGGGAGAAATCTCGGATAAGATGAAGGCGATGGGCGAGCAAGAGCAAATTGCGATGCTTGCGAAACTCGGCATTGATGGCTCGATGATTCAAACCTTGCGTCTTGGTAATGATGAGCTGAAAGAACAAATCGCCCTTGCAAGTGCGCTCACACTTGGCGTGGGTAATGCTGAAAATGCAGAAACTGCCGCCGCTTTTAAAGATGCGTTGACGCAGGTTTCTCAGGCATTTACAGCTATTGGCGAATATGTATCACTCCGTGTTGCGCCATCCATTCAGCGATTAGCCGAGCGGTTTACAAAATGGTTCACGGAGAATAATGAGTTTATCAAGGCCACTCTCAATGGATTTGGCAAAATTCTTTCATTCTTATTTGAGTTAGCCTCTGCAATCGATAATGTTGTTGAGCATACTATTGGGTGGAAAAACTTAATCTACGCATTAGGTGCAGCATTATTATGGTTAAGTCGACGGATGTTATTAGCTTTTGCCACTAACGGTGTCACATTGATTATAGCGGGCGTTGCGGCCTTGTTTTTGCTTGTTGATGACTTTATCACTTATCTTGAAGGCGGAGAAACGGCATTAGGTGAGTTTTGGAAGCCATTTAAAACAGCGTTATTGTGGGTTAAATCCACGTGGAAAGATTTTGTTGATAACTTTAGTGTCGATCCAATTGGTGCAACATTATCCCTCATCACAGATATGCTTGAGCTGCCATTTAAACTTGGGCTTGCGATTGTTGGCGGTTTATGGAATTTATTTACTGGCGAACAGTTAGATTTGGATGTTATCGAGACCAAGTTTGCTCAAGTTACAGATTGGATTAAAAAGCCATTCCAAAGTGCATTTGATTGGGGTAAGGGCTATTACGACCAATATATCGCACCAATTATCGATACGGTAAAAGGGTGGTTTAATGATAATGGCGAAAAGGTAGGTACGGCAAGTCAAAATACGAAAGCGTATGACACGATGATGTTTGACCCATCTTATGCTTCTGCACCACAAGTTGCTGCGGCAGGCGTCAATAATAAAACTTCAAATGCGGATAACAGTGTCAAAAACAGCAATAACAAAATCACCATTACGCAAAATATCCAAGGTACAGACAATCCAAAAGCAGTGGCAGACCAATCGGCTCGCGCGATCAATAATCAACTTTCACCTGTTGTGGGGTAGCCTCTATGTTAAATTTTGCACAAGTATCCAATCGTAAGATTGGCAAAATTACCTTTGATGTGGTTACAACAGAAGACCATCAGTCGGATTTATCTATTACAGAAAACCCTATTGAATCAGGTGCAGCCATTGCTGACCATGCAGTTATTCAGCCTAAACAAGTTACCATTAATGGTGTAATGGTTGATCACGACCATTCGACTTTTGGTTTAGACCTTCCGTTTATCGGCAATATTCGTGGTGGGATAGACTTTCTTAATAACTTCCCTTTGCCAGTTAAGGTTATCACCCAAACATCGCAATCTATCGCAAGAGCTGGAAGAGCGATTAGCCAAGTCGCAGATGCGTATAGTCAAGCAAAGAGCATCCTTAATCAAGCGCGAACCATTGCCCCTTTTTTGCCTGACTTTGGGCTAGGCGGATTGCTTGATAGCAGTGCAGGGGATAGCCGAGTGCAAAAATGCTATGCCGACCTTGTCGCCTGTCAGAAATCGGGGGAAACCATTGATATACAGACAGGCATTAACTTGTACAAAAACATGCTCATCCAATCTGTAGCCGTCAATCAATCTCAAGATGGTAGTGCGACATTTACCATAACGGCTCGTGAGATATTTATTGTTGAGACACAAACGGCTCAATCTAAATCTAAGACAGGGGTATCGGGTAAAAGTAAAAGCGGTAGAGCAGCGGCTCAATCCGCAACAAAATCACAGCAAGGCTCGACTCAACCAAAGAACGATACACCTAAAAGAACCTCCTCGCTTTTCAATCTTTTTAAATGGTGGTAAGACGTATGCGTAAAATTCCATTAACACAACATCCTTATCAGGAGCAAACTTTTGAATTTAACGGCATAAAAATCCGTTTAACCTTGCGATTTAATAGTATTGGACAGTTTTGGGCAATGGATGTATTTGAGCCAGTAAATCAAAAGCAGATTTGCCGAGGTCATGCGCTCGCGTGCGGAGTGCCATTATTGGCTCGCAGTACGCAGCCTTATTTCTTCTATTTGGACGATGAAAGCGGTGCTGAATTAGACCCAATGAGCATGGAAGATTTGGGCACTCGATGTTTTTTGTATATAGGTGAAAAATACACTTAAAAGAGGGTTAGAAATGGAAACAAATGCAAGTCCGATTATGCGAGGCGCAATCGCATTCTCTATTGTTATCGTTGCTCTTGGCTTGTTTGCTTTATGTATTACACCGTTGGCAAATGTCCTTATTGAACTCGCTAAATAGCGCAAGGAGAGACAATGAAACAATTTGGCAGACGTTGGAAACTCGACATTAGTAACGACCAAGAAACGTTAAGCATTGAGCAATTGCGTGTTGCATTTGAAATTGATAAAACCATCAATGAAAAGCCTAATCCCGCTAAAATCCAAGTGTGGAACTTAAATCGAGACCATATCAACCAATTATTAAGCCAAGACTATAAGAAAGTCGCCTTATCGGTTGGCTATGGTGAGTTACGCCAAATCTATGCGGGAGATATTACCAAGACAAGAATCCAACGAGAAGGATTGGATTTTGTTCTTACTCTTGAGTGTTCAGATGGACATCAAGCCTATACTCAGTCGAGAGCTAAAACGACATTAAAAGCAGGGGCCACAGACAAGCAGATTGTTGAGGAATTGCAAAAGACAATGCCTAAAGTACAGTCTGGCGCCATTGACATCCCTAATCAACGGAAACTCCCTCGAGGTAGAGTATTAAACGGCAATAGTCGAGATATTCTCACCAAAATTGCACGCAATAACAATGCGGATTGGTCTATCCAAGATGGCTCTCTTATTTTCCTGCCGAAAGATAAAGTGCTAAGTGATGATGCTGTACTGATTTCTCAATATACAGGAATGATTAATGCACCAGAACAAACCGATGAGGGACTAGAGCTGACTTGTTTACTTAACCCCGCATTACAAATTGGCGGTCTCGTGAAAGTTGAATCTATCATTGAGTACTTCAATGGGGAGTACAAGATTGTAAAACTTGCGCATTCTGGCGATGGTATCGGTGGGGATTGGCACAGCAAAATGACGGTTGTCGGGGGCAAATTCCAGAAAGTGGAAAAAGAGAAGAGCGGTCAGAAATCAGATAAAAAAACAGATAAGCAAAGCAAGGATAAGAAAAAATGAACTACTCACAAACCTTAGCAAC